CATGTGGAGCCGCCCCGATGACCGACACCACAGGCACCGCCCGCCAGCCCCACGAAATGTGGTGGTCGCATCACATCGCTGCGCGCGGCATCACCGGCTCGACCTTCGCGGGGTGGCTCTCGCAGTCGGACCCGCATAGCCGCCGCGCGGTGTTTCAGCAGGTCGAGACGCTGGGGGCCAAGAGCGTGCTAGAGTTTGGCCCCGGCACGTTCCTTGACTTCCAGACGTATTGGCGCGCCCACCCGTGGATCGGCTACCGCGCCGTTGAGCTGACCCCCGAGCTGGTCGCCTACGGGCAAGGGCTGGGGGCGCAGGTCGCGCAAGGCAGCATCGCCAGCGTGGACCACTACGGGCAGGCCGACGTGGCGTATTGCCGGCACGTGCTGGAGCATCTGCCCGGTTATCACAACGCCTTGGAGGCGCTGCTGGCCCATGCCCGCCGCGCCGTGGTGGTCGTGTTCTTCCAGCTCGGAGAGGGCGACCAGGACAGCATCGTGGTAGACCAGACCCTCGCCCACGGCACCTACTGCAACGTCTACAGCCGCTCGCGCCTAGAGGCGTGGCTGACCGCGCGCGGCCTGCGCTATAGCTGGGCGCGACCGGCCACCGATCACATCCTCACCATCTATATGGATGAGCAGCGCGCCGGGTGAGCCCCGCCCGCTGGAGCTGCTGAGTGCCTACCAGCCGCTGTTCAACCCCGCCCCCGCGTGGCGCTATGCGTTCCTGACGGGCGGGCGCGGCGGGGGCAAATCGTTTCATATCGCGCTGTTCCTGCTGAACCTCACCTACGAGGCGGGGCACGTCATTCTGTTCACCCGGTGGACCATGGTCGCGGCGTCCATCTCGATCATCCCCGAGTTTGTGGACAAGATTGAGCTGCTCGGGCTGGCCGACGACTTCGACGTGACGCGCGACACGATTCGCAACCGGCGCACCGGCTCGGCCATCCTGTTCCGCGGCATCAAGACCAGCAGCGGCAACCAGTCGGCGCGGCTCAAGTCGATCCAAGGTGTGACCACCTGGGTGCTGGACGAGGCCGAGGAGCTGGTGGACGCCAAGAGTTTCGACACCATCGACTATAGCATCCGCCAGGTGGACCGCCCGAACCGCGTGGTGCTGGTGCTAAACCCGGCCGCGCGGACGCACTTCCTCTATGAACGGTTCGTGGCCGAGCGGCGTGACGACACGCTGTACATCCACACGACCTACCAGCAGAACGCCCACAACCTGAGCCCCTCGTTCATCGAGCAAGCCGAGCGGCTGCTGCACACCAACCCCCAGCGATACCGGCACGTTTTTCTCGGCGAGTGGACGCACGCCACCGAGGGGCTGCTGTGGACGGGGGCGGACATTGTGCGGGCGCGCGTTGAGCAAGCCCCCGACACCTTCGCCCGCGTGCTGGTGGGCGTCGACCCCGCGGTGACGGCCAACACGGCCAGCAACGAGACGGGCATCGTGGTCGTGGGGTTGGGGCGCGACAAGCGGGGGTACGTCCTAGAGGACTTGAGCGGGCGCTATAGCCCCGCGCAATGGGGCGCGGTCGCCATCGACGCCGCGCGGCGGTGGGGCGGGAGCATCGTGGCCGAGGTCAACCAGGGCGGGGACATGGTGCGGTCGGTGCTGGCCGCGCAAGGCGACAAGGCGCACGGCGTGCGCATCGTGGACGTTCGGGCCACCAAGGGAAAGCTCGCCCGCGCCGAGCCGGTATACGCGCTGTACCAAGAGGGGCGGGTGTTCCACGTCGGGCAGCTGCCGATCCTTGAACAGCAGATGAGCAGCTTCCGCCCGGACGCCATGGACGGCAGCCCCGACCGCGTGGACGCGCTGGTGTGGGCGCTGTCGTCGCTGATGCTCAAGCAGGTGGAGGCATTCGTGGTTTAGGCGCTGGTCTAGTCAACCGGCCAACTTGCGTGTAGGTCCATGCCACGCCTAGCGTTCGGACCATGGCTGACGCCCCGGCCCCTGTGGCCGTCCCGACCCTGCGCGAGCGCGTAGGGCTCGCCTTGAAGGCGCTGCGCGGGGACATCACCGCGCCCGACGCATCCCGCGCCGTGATCCCGCTGACGTATCCCAACTTTCCCGGCCTAACCGGCACGACCGGCCAGCCGCAGAACGGGCTCGCGAGCGGCACCCCGCAGATGTCGCTGGTCCGCACGGCCAACCCGCAGGAGTACAAGCCCGAGGGCGCGTCGATCCGCGTCGAGGGATTCAGCAAGCACCCGGTGGTCCACGCCTGTATGCGCGTGATCGCCGACACGGTGGCGTCGGTGCCGCTTATCGTGCTGCGCGCGCGGGGAGACTACGAATCGCGCGTGCCCGAGGCGCACCCGCTCCAGCGCCTGCTCGACTACCCGGGCCCCCGGTTCACGGCCCGCACTATGCGCGCGCGACTGGCGATTGATTTTCTGGGCTACGGCAACGCCATGCTGGAGATGGACCGCGGCCCGTCCGGCGTCGGCCTGCCGCGGCGGCTCGGGGCGATCAACCCGGAGTCGCTCCAGTCGGTGTGGGTGGACACGGACGGCGACCCGCGGCGGTACGACTACGCCAACTGGAGCGGCATCATCGTGCAGCGGGACGTGGCCGACATCATCCACGTCCGCGACCTAGAGATGCCGCGTCCGTTTACGCCCGATGCGTTCGGCTTCCCCCGCGGGGCCACGGCGCTGGCGTCCATCGCAGCCGACAACGAGGCCACGAAGTACGTCAGGCAGGTCGTGACCAACGACGGCACCCCCACCTTCGCCGTGCTGCTGGCTGACGAGGCTACGCAGGATGACGCCACGGCCATGCAAGACCGCTACCGGGCCCGCGTGGTGGACCGCGGCAAGCGTGGCACCCCCGCCTTCTTCGGAGCCGTAAAGGACATCAAGCCCCTTGGCTTTACGCTGTCGGACCTAGAGTTCCCCGACCTGCGCCGGGTGTCCCGCGAGGACATCTGCGCGGCGTTCGGCGTGGACCCGCGGATGATCGGGATCGCGAGCGCGACCAGCGATGCGGGGCTGTCTGGCGCGCAGTACGTCGAGGCGCGCGCGCGGCTGGTGCAGCACACCATTGAGCCCATGCTGGCGGCCATCGAGGACGAGCTGAACCATTGGTTGGCCCCCGAGTTCGGGGACGTGTGGATCAGCTACGACCACGACATGCTGCGCGAGCTGGTCGAGGACGACAGCGCCACCAGCACCCGCGTGCGGTCCGAGTTCCGCGACGGGCTGCGGACGTGGGAGGAGTCGCGCCGGGCGCTGCGGCTGTCCCCCATCCCTGAGCCCACCGACACCATACTCATCAGCGCCGGTGGCACGCTCACGCCCGCCGCGGTGGCCGTCATCGACCCGCGCATGGTGGCCGATCAGGCGCCCGCGCAGGACGACGAGGTTCCGGCCGGTGCGCCCACGGGTGCGCCCACGGGTGCGCCTGCCGACGCCGCCTCAACCCTTGAGGCGCCCACGAACGGCGGCGGGCTGGCGATCAACCTGAATGGCGCGCAAATCGCGGCGGCGAAGGACATCATCCTTGCCGTGGCGGCGGGCCAGCTCCCGCGCGGCAGCGGGATCGCGATGCTGCAAATCCTGTTCGGCTTGAGCCCCGAGGAGTCCGAGCGTCTGATCGGGGACGCTGGCACGGGTGCGCCGACACAGCCCAACGTCATCGAAGGGGCTGGCGCGGTCACCGATACCGTGGCACCAACCTCCCGGCCTGCGCCGTCGTCTATGGACAGCGAGGACGAGGACGATAGCGAGGACGAACCCGACGACGAGGAAGGCAATGGCCGGTCGGCGCGACGTGTTCCGTCAAGAGGTGCCCCCGTACCGGCGCGTACTGCCGTGGCGGCGGTGGCAGCGGTCCAAAAGGCACCGGCTCCCGCTGGTGCGGCGGTACGGAATGCCAGCCCCCTGGTAGACGAGCAGGGCCGCCCCTACTGGGTGCATCACCCCGAGGTGCTGCGCGCCCCGCTGTACCGCGAGGACGGCGAACCGGACGAGGACCACATCCTGTACCGCTACTGGAAGCGGCAGGTATCGGAGATGGACCGGCAGGAAGCGCCGTTCTATAGCACCGCGCGCGAGCGATTCCGCGAGGACGCCAAGGGCGTGGCCGCGATGTTCGCCAAGGCCACGCGCGCGGACGACCCGGTGTTGGACGCCATTGAGCGGCAGGTGCGCGCCAACTACGCCAAGGGCGGGGACTACTACGCCGCGTGGCGGGCCGCGTATCTGGAGCTGATCGAGCGCATGTATCTCTTTGGCGCGCAGGAGGTGGCGGGCGCGGGCTTTAGCTTCGGGCTCAAGCCCGCCAGCGTGCTGGACGCCATCGCCAATCGCGCCGACCGGCTGGCCGAGCTGATCGGGGAGACGACCGCCAGCCAGGTGACCGCGGCGATTCGCAGCGCCGAGCTGGCCGAACTGAGCGTGGCCGAGACGGCGCGGCTCATACAGGCCAGCGTGTACGGCGAGCAGATGACTGACGTGCGGGCCACGCGCATTGCCAAGACCGAGGTCGCGGGCGCGCAGTCGCAGGGCTCATGGGATCAAGCCAAGGCCGAGGGCGACCTGTTCCGCGCCAAGCAATGGCTGGCCTTCGAGGACAGCAAGACTCGCCCCACGCACGACGACAAGAGCGGAGCCATGTCGCAGGGCGTCATCGGTATTGACGAGACATTTAACAACGGGCTGCGCTATCCGCTCGACCCCTCTGGGGATGCTGCCGAAATCATCAACTGCCGCTGCACCCTAGTCTACTACACCGAAACCCCCGAGGAGGCGCAAGGCGTCCTATGACCGTACAGACCGTGACGCTGCACCGCCGCGAGGTCGCGCTGGAGACGCGCCAGGATGAGCTACCCGCGGGTATCGCCGGGCGCATTACTGGCGTGGCCCTGACGTATGAGCAGGTGGACACCTACGGCACCGTGTTCGCGCGCGGCTGCGCGAAGCGCACCATCGACCTCAAGGTGAAGGCGCGCAAGGTGCCGTTCCTCATGGACCATGAGCGCGAGGTGGACGCGCACGTCGGCGTAGTCGCCAGCCTCACGGACACCGGGGACGCGCTGGTGATGGTCGCCGACCTGTTCGACACCGAGGGTGGGCGGGCCGCGAAGGAGTACGCCCAAGCCGTCATGGCCGCGGGCGCGTTCACCGGCCTGTCCATCGGGTTTGTGCCCAAGCGCACCGAGATGGCAACGCTTGACGGGAAGATGGTCGAACGCTTTCTGGAGATTGAGCTGCGCGAAATCAGCCTGACCCCGATGCCCAGCGTCCCCGGCACCGACGTGCTGGGCGCGCGCAAGGCTGTACCCGAGCAGCCCCGCGACTCCGTCCGGACGGACCGCGACCTGCTCATGCTAGCCGCCCGCACGGCGCTCGACGCCTTGAGCGTCACCGACCGGCAGGCGGTGCTGGATGCCTACGCTTCCCCGTACCTGGACGATGCGGCCTCGGGCACGCGCGCGGAATGCTGCGCTCCGCCCACGCCGCCGCCAGCCCGCGAGGACGCGGCGGTCCCGATGGCCGACCGGCTCAAGGCCGTGCGGCAGACCTACTCCGTATAACACCGAGGACACCATGAACACCCCGCTGGTCACCAAGAACCGCGCGGCGAACGAGCTGCGCGCGCAGGCGCAGAAGCTCCGCGCCGAGCTGATGGACCCCGCCGTCACGCTGACGGTGGACGAGGTGAAGAACCGCACGGACGCCATCATGGCGCTGGAGCAGCGCGCGCAGGCCGCCGCCGAGTTCACGCCGGACGCCGAGATCGACCGGCAGGGCGGGGACACCGGCCTCACCCGCATCGACGCGGGCGGGCAGCCCGAGCGCACCGAGTTCCGCGGCATGGCCGACGCCATGGCCGATGTGCGAAAGGTGCTGGTCAACCACTTCCCGACGCTGGGCGCGTACATCCGGGCGGCGGCCCGTGGCACCAAGGACCCGCGTCAGGCCGAGGGGCTCCGTAAGG